ACCGTTAATCTTAAACCCTTCCATTTTTTTATCGTGACGTATATCTAACTCAACTATAAATTCTAAAGGATAATTTTTAAAAGTATAAAAATCTTCATCACTAGGTAAAATAAACTCACCCTTTTTGTTAGTTTTCAAAATATTAATAATATCTCTAACAACATCTCTAGTTGCCTTACGACTCATTCTTTGTTCTGTTAAAAAATTTTTATTAGGTAAATTAAAATTTATTTTATTTATTTTTACATGTTCAATATTGGCAAATTTTAATAAAGATTCAATTTCGGTTTCCAATCCCCATGTAATAAGATTGGTTTTTGTAAATTTTTCCGAAATTTTATCAAAATCTAAATCATCAGGTTTTATATTCCCACTTTTAATTTTTGAGATATCTAAATTTTCAATAGAAGAGGGACCGCTAAGATATAAATAAGTTAACAAAGGTTTATTTATTTTAACAATTTCAACATCAACTAAATAAAACTTAACCCAATCACCAATATGTATCAAATCTTTAGTTCCAACAATATTAAATTTAAAACTAATCTTATTTTTATCTTCTATTGTAAAAACAGGACCATTGTATTCAAAAACTTGTTCGTTGAAGACATGATTTAATTTTTCATAATTCATATTAATAAATACTATTTCAAATTACTTTATTTTTAATTATAATTCCATTTATGGAACTATTAAACACACATCCCGTAAAAAAATCTGATTTAGGATTTCACGGAAACTTATTTGGAGGAAAATTATTAGCTTGGGCAGATGCCGCAGCCGCAGGATACTCAATGCAAATTTGTGATACCCCAAGAATGGTTACCGTATCTATTGATAAATGTTATTTTGAAAAACCTGCAAAGGAAGGTCAACTTTTAAAGATTTACGGATACCCATCAAAATTAGGAATAACGTCAGTAACATTATATATGGAAGCAAGAGCTCATAATGTTTACACAGGTAATCAAGTTATAGTTTTAAGAACAAATATTAAATTTGTAAGTATTGATGAAGACGGTAATCCAATTCCTTTAGGTGAAAAAGCTCGAAGAAGAATCACAACTTTACTTGAGAAAAATTCTAAAGCTGAATCTTAATTTTTAACTTACCTTTTCCTTTAATTGCCCTATGATACACCCCTGCTGGTATAAAATATTTTTGATTTTTTTCTAACACAATAGGTAATTCATTATCTATTTGAAGTTTCCAATTATTACCTTCAATAACTTCAATAGTTCTATCTTCTCTGTCACGATGCCATAATAATTCAACGTCAGTAACATTCTCTTCAAATGTTCTTTCTTTTTCATTTGAAGTTAAAATAATATCCTCATATGGTTTAATATCGTCACTCATTTTATTACCAATAACCTGGATATGTCTTACCACCCCAAAGATGTCCGAATCTATTGATTCTACAAGCCCAATAACCAGCCTTTGTTCTATCTTTTTTCTTATCACATTGGTGTCTTGCCGCAAATGATTTACGAGCTTTAGGGTTAGATACCTTAGCGGTTAATCCACCGTGAACATCACCAAATGAAATCTTTTTAACATTACCTGAAGAAGGGTTTTTAACATAAACAACATATTTCTTACCCCCACCAGAGTTTCTCATTGGTCTACCCAACTGTACTTTTTTACCTTTGTATTCTGCTTCATTCAAATCTTCCTCGATAAATGGTACATCAAGATGAACAACTTTTCCATCAGATAAGGTTGCGGTTTTTCCCATGTCTGATTTAACAATTTCAACATCATCCTCATTTAAATCAATCATCCCTTGATTATATAAATCTCTAACCTCATTAATTAATTTAAAGAAGTTTTGTGATAATGGTCTGTAAACATTTTCAGTTAATGGAATCTCATAATCCAAGTGATATTGTAATCCTTCTGAAATAATTTTATTATTTTTCATTTGTTATTGGTTTTAGTACAGTTAATGCTTCAGGGAAACTTTTATCTAAAACTTCCTCATTTTTATTGTTATATGGTATATTTTGTAAAACATATCTAATAGCATTTAAACCTGAAATTCTTTTATCATTTGAATCTATAATCACCCAAGGATGGTTGACTGTCGATGTTTTATCAAATAATTTTTCTTTAAATTCTGTAAATCTTTCCCACAAATCCTGCATTTTCTCATCGTTCGGTGAATATTTCCAATATTTTAAAGGGGATTGTTGTCTCATTTCAAATCTTTTGGCCTGAGTTACTTTATCGATTGAAAACCACAATTTGAATAGGTAATCACCATCTTTCACTAACCCTTGTTCAAAATCTTCAACATTATCCATAAAATCTTCATATTCTTCAGCGGAACCATAACCCATAACAGGTTCAATTAGTCCTCTGTTATACCAACTTCTATCAAATAAATTAACTTTACCTGATTGAATTTGTCCTCTATATCTATCCCACCAATTTTTTCTTTCTTCAGGTGTTGGTATACCAAGAGCAATAATGTTATAATATCTTGGATTCATATATTCAACAAACTTTTTAATCGTTGAACCTTTACCCGCAGAATCTCTACCTTCAAAAACAATGATTACGGTTTTACCTGTATTGTGTAACCACTCTTGTAACTTTAATAACTCTACTTGTAAATAATAAAGTTCTTCTTTATAAACTTTTTTTGGTATTATAGAAGGTTCTTGTGGTTCTAATTGTGGTAAATCGTCTTTTTCAGGTTCTTGTAAAATAATATTATTTTCTCGTTTTTTAAGTGATTTAAGTAACTTTTTGAAAAAATCTAAAATATTTTTACTTTTATCTCCTTTAATTTTAAGAACTTTTAAAACACCTCTTTCTAATAGATTAAAATCAACAATTTGATTTTTTGAATAATCAACAACTTGATTTAAATCTTTTTGTAATTGAGCACTGTATACATCACTATATTTTAAGATATCAATAATCTTTTTAATTTGGGATTCTGATTTTTCCTCCACTATTAAATGTCTATTAAAATTTTTCATTTAGAATATTTTTTGAATAAAAACGATAAACCAAAGAAGAAACCCGAAATAAAATACAAAACGAGATTTGCATACCACAAACTCCCTGTTAGTGAAATAAGCCAATACTGAACTGCATCGAACCCAAGTGGGTTGAAGAACATCCCCAACATTAATAACTTTACGGAAACATTTTCTAAAAATATTTTTTTCCATGTTCTGTGTACTATCTCCATCTTCCATACTAACGTATTTAGTGTTTATGTTTCATTCAAATAGAATTATCATTTTATAAATATTTGAATAACCGAATAATTTGATTTATATAAGTATTTATAAAGAAAAATAGTTAACTTATGAAAAAAAGAAGTATTAACTCCGATTTAATTCGCAATACACTCAGACAATATATTTCAGAACAAGAGATGTCTGAAAAAAGTGAAATAGTAGAAAAAAAACCAAGATGTTTAACAACTAATTCTTTACCATTAACAGAACTTACAGGAGAAGCTGAAAATTTTTCAGAATACACACCAAGTATTACTAAAAGAAAGGGTGGTGTTAATTCCTTAGTTGATACATTAGGAATCCTAAATAATTTGAGATTGTTCAAAGATATTAATGATGGTGGTGAACACTTATCATATGAAATGTTACAAAATTTAAATAACTTTAGAAATAAAAATTATTTTGATGAAACTTCAAGTCAGTGTAATAGTGCCATGGACAAAGTAATTGAGTTATATAAAGAAAATGAACACGGTACAGAATTAGTTAAGGATATTGAAAAGGTATTATCTCTTCAAACTAAAGATGATGAATTTACCCCCTCACCAAGAGCCAAAGAATATCTAAAAAGATGTATGGAATTAATTAAAGGAAAATAATCAATTTAACAATAGATGAAGAAGGGACATGTGTCCCTTTTTTTATTTAAAAACTATTTATAACAATAAACCAAATTAAAAAGTAAATAGTTAAAATGGCAAAAGGAAAAATTTCAACTAATGGGGTAAAAGAAACTTTCGGTAAAAGAAGAGAAGGGGTCTCTAAGAAAAAATACGGACCGAAAGAACAAAGACCAAAAAACTACAAAGGACAAGGTAGATAAACTATAAAATTTAAAACTATGAAAAACAGTAAATTTTTCTTTGGATGGGAAAATATTAAATGGGTAATTTCCGAATTAGGTAAAATGTACTCAAGTAAACCTTCGTTTTTTTCTAAAAAAAGAATTGAATCAGGTGTTGCATTTGTTATTGCACAATGGGGTATGATTTTCTTTCTATTGGAAAAACATTCTGAGATGTCAATAACTGATTTAGTGATGTGGACCGGTGTTGAATTTGCGGTTTCAGGATATATGATTCACCAAATTCAAAAAGAAAAGAAAGAAGAGACCTTACCACCTCCAACTGATGAGGACCAACCTGAAATAAATTAAAAAACCCCTTTTGGGGTTTTTTTTATCTTCTTACACCTGGTTTACCGGTCCCTCTTTGTGGTTCATTATTTCTTTTATAATTAGTTACGTTTGGTTTTGGGACACTAATTGATGGTGGTGGTGGGTTATGTTGTAGTGGAGGATTTTGTTGTTGGTAGTTATAGTTTGGATAATAATTATTATTTCTATTATAGTAGTTATAATCAGGATAGTTGTTATAATAAGTCGGAGGTAAAACTGTTCTGTCACCATAATAATCTTCAGACGATTCTGGTCTTGATTTTGGTTCGTGGTGTGTTACCCAAAACTCTTCAGTCCTGTTCCAATACATCTCATCATCTTCAGGTCTTGTTTTGTCGTCAGTTAGATTTTCAAAACTAGCACAAGATGTGAATAGTAAGATAAAAAACAATACATTAATATTTTTCATATATAATTTAATTACCAATCAATTCCAGGTCCAAATTCCCTGTCGTCTATTATGTTTTCAATATACAATTCAATGTTT